CGCCCTAGGGGAAACCAGGGCGGGGGGTAGAAGGTCAAATTCCCGCAGTGCCGTAGAGGCCGCGCGGGTCAGTCCAACCAACAGTGTAACGCTCGGTTGCCTTGTAGCGCATGGAGTCGGTTTCGAAATCGCCCTCCATGCTCTTCTCAAGAGAGCGACGCATCAGCAGCTTCAAACCTTCCGGAGCATCAGTCTGCACCCACCAAGCGGTGGTCGAGGTGATGCGCGAAAGGTTCGCCTGCCCCTTAGACAACAGACCCATCGACTTGATGGGGTTGATGTCATTGTCAGCAGTGCCCGTGCGGAGAACGCTCTTGAGGAGCACCTCAGCCTGGAACACATTCGACGGCCCAGCCACAATCTGGGTCGGGTTCAGACGAATACGCTTGCCGTTGTTGTCAACAGCGTTGCGGATCTGAACAAGCAACTGCTCCAGCGAAGTCTGAGACAGCGCAGCAGCCGTTGTGAGCTGGTTGCTGAAGGTGCCACTGACAATCGGATGGCTGGTGGAAACCAGAGACACGCCGTCGCCGCCCGTATACGCACTGTTAAAAGCGCGGTTCAGGACGTTCGCGGAGAGCGTCTCCTTCGTCTCAATCAGCGACTGCGCCAAATGCTTGGCGTAGGTCTGGCCAATACGAATGTGATCGCCATCCTCAACAAGAACCTTGGTCAGCGCAAAGGCAAGACCGTAGACCTTGTAGAGGTAACGCTGGAGGAACAGCACGCCGCCGGACTGGTAGCTGACTGCCATGCCATCAGGGAGTTCCGGCGCAGCACCAAAGCCGTAAAGCACCGGCTCTTCGTGGTAATTGCGGGGAATGCCCTTCTGCTCACGGAAGACCATCTTCCATTCGTCAGAACGCAGATCGTAAACACCATCAAAAACTTCGTTCAGGATGGGCTCAACTACCGACCGAAAGTCGGTACTACGCATAGGAGTAGCCATAGCTTATGCCTCCCTTAAACTGAGTTCACGGCTGCTTTGTAGTGGTGCTCGTTAATACGAACGGTGACCACAACAAAAGCATCGGTGAGGGAATCAGTGATGTTGCCCTGGAACCCAGTAATCTGGAACTGACCAGACGTAGCCTGAATTACCGAAAGGACAGTGGTGGACAAGCCCGTTGCGGTGGAACCACCGGGCGAAGCAACAGTCCAATCACATTCCTCACCAACAGCCGTCTGAACGGTATCAGTGCCGGGAGTGCCGGGGTTGGCATACTGCACGTCAAACAGAGTCTCGGGATCGTCGTATACGTAGGCGTTGATATACGTGCCCGTGGTGCCGCCAGGCCAGAACGGCGAGATGCTGGGCTTGCCGGTGGCGTCAATATACTCAACACCTGCAAAGATGCCGAGCAGGGCAATGCCGTCTACAGTGCCCGAGCGGGTGCCGTCAGAAGTGCCGAGCTGGATCGTGCCAGCGTCAACAAGCTTCACAGGGTCTCCAGCAAAGATTGACACAGCATACGCGCTGGCGATGACGTAGGCTTTCGGACGAATCTGGCCACTGTTGTGGAAAGAAGCTCGAAAGCCAAAAGGTGCGCTAGTCGATGACATAGTGGCTCCTATTGGATTGAGGGGTGATCAGGACAGCTCAAATTGAGCGTCCCGGCGCTGCCCAATCTCCATATTGCCATCGCCCATTGTTAACCGCGACTTCGAGGATTTAGCCTGCTGTTCAAGGAACTCTGCGGTGTCGGTGAGTTTCTCTTCCTCACGCAGAGGGGCGTCATGGTGCGCTTCTGTCATATACCTCTCGTAAAGAGAGATCGGCAGCTTGAATGCAAGCATCTCGTTCACCCCGATAAAGCCTTGCCAATCACCGGTCTTCAGTGTGGCATATTCCCAGCCGGGAACGTCTTCCGGCTTTACAGGCTCATAGCCCAGACGAATCCTCGTCTGGATGGAATCACGGGGATTAGTCGTGGTCAGCCAGCACATGTGCCAGCCGGCAATCCTAGGCAAGTCCGGTAGAGAGGACTGGAAAAATTGTTGACGAAACATTGCAACTCGCTCGTCGTCAGAAATATCGCGATTTTCAGTCACAGCGCGATCTTTCATCGCGCGGTTTTCGCGTTCTACGCCTGCAAGTTTCTTAAACCGTTCGTCGTTCATATCTCGCTCCCTTCAGCGATTAGAAGATGTATAAGTTAGCCAAAAGCAAAATGCAACGAGCTTCATGCCTTGTTGGCTCTGTCGTATTCCCTGTAACGCTTGGCGTACTTATCCCGCAAAACAGGGTCATCCCAAACGCCAGCCTCAATCAACGCCTGCTTGCGCTCTCGGCTCAAAAAGAACTCTTTACTGGTGCTGGTTGAGCCGTTGTCCCTGCCAGAGCTTATAGCCGGACCGCCCCTGGGCGAACGCGATTGAGTTGACTCTTTGCCAAACCGCTCCGGCAATCGCCTTGCAGATCGCGCTCGCAACTCGTCCCAATACTCTTCAGTCTGAGGATTGAAGCCGTCCTTGTTCAGGCTACTGTCGATCGCAAGCACGATGGCCGAATCTTCATCACGCCCCTGAGCATCATACCAAGGGTTCTCCTTGATGAACTCCCTGGCGTAATGCATCGTGGCATCGTCAAGCGTTGGTTGCGGCGCTGGACGGTTTTCGGCGTTCTGCTTTACGTAATTAAGCTGCTGCGCCCTGGCAATGGCCTGGTCTCGGTAACGCATCGCCTGCGTGACGTCTGAACCATTACCAGACTCAATTGCCTTTGCAATAACGCGCTCCGCAAGACTCACGTCTTGCGTGGATTTAGCAATCTGAGCGTCAATGCCATTCAAATCAGCCTGATGGGATCGCTGCTCTTGCGCAGACACACGGCGCTCAAGGTCCTCGTTGCGCTTGCGCAGAAAGTCTAGTTCAACCTTGTCCCGCGTAATTGCCTTGCCGCGGCGGTCTTTGCGTTCCAACTTTTCATGGCGACGGCGCTCTCGAATTGCTGCACGCTCGCCATCGTTCTCGTCAGAACTAGACTGAACCCGTTCGTCATCGGCCCTATTGTCTTCGGACTCTTGGTCCTCGTCAATAATTACCAGCTTCTCTTTATCGTCGTCTTTGGGGTCGTCAGTTTCTTTCAACACGTCAGACATATCTCATCTCCTTTCAGATGAATGCCTTAACCGAAAGCGGGTCAACAGACACCCCGCCAAGAAGGTCAAGGTCGTTGAACAAAACAAACATGGCGCTGACATCATCGCCCGTAACCCCTTTGGGACCAGGGACAGGGACTTCCCACCTGTCCCCACCATACTTGGGAACACGAACAAATTGCCCAATCGAACACCACTCCCCCTCAGGCCATCCCTCCAAGGTTGTCCTGTTCTTGAACGCAACCGGACCCAACGCAACAATCTTGGCAACCTGAGTGTTCCACTTTTCAGTGTCCTGGTCGCCCGTGGAGAAAATAATTCCCCCTTTTGATACCTTACGCGGTGTTCGAATCTGCACCAGAACGCGGCTTCCAAAAGGCCGAACACCTGCATCTACTGCCGGAAAGGCCTCTGCCAACGCGTTCTCATAAATCTCTTTCGCCATATTTATCCTCGTTTACCAAGTTAAGAAGCAAATTAATCGCCGCCTCGTAGCCCTCTACAACGCCCACACGATGCCCATACTCAAAGGCATCGCGGTTCTGTGGGCGTTTTAACGCCTCAAAAGCAAACTCTTGTTGAGCTGCTTTAAGACGGTTCAGAAGCAGCGTCTCAAAGTTCACGGATTAGGCTTTGAGTATGGTGGGTCCTTCAGAAGGCTCTGGCCGTCAACCTTCAGGCCCGCAGCCAAGCGGTGCTTCTGCTTCACCTCCGGGTTATCAAGAGACACGAGTTCAGCCGTTAGCTTATCAGCCATCACACTCTCCTACCTAACGGGAACCTGGATTGATGCCCGTTCCAGTTGAGACGGCGAACTTTTCCCCCGTCGCAATTTCAAGCTGAGCCAGATCAAACGCTGTTTGATTGTCAGCGGTGTTCATGCGCTCACGAACCGTAAGATCGGCCTCAGTGCGCTGGTTGTCGCCCTGCTGGCGCAGTTGCTCTTTAACCATGTCCAACTCAAGCTGCTTCTGGTTCTCAGCCATCTCGGCTTGCTTAATCTGGGCATCCTGCAAGGCCTTAGCTTGATCAATCTGCAAGCGCGTCTGATCGTTCTGCAAGCGCGCCTGATCGTTCTGCGCACGCTGTTGCAGGGCCTGACCCTGAAGCTGTGCGTTAAGCTGAGCAATCTGCACGTTGCTGTCGGGCGGCAGTTGGGGCTGAGGCTTGAACTGCTGCGCAGCCTGATCAATCTGCGCCAGCTCTTGGCCAAACTGACCCATCTGCTGCTCAATAAACTCCTGCACCCTTATGATCACCCGCGCCTGCTCATTGCCGTCGTTCTTAATCAACTTCTCCTTCTGCGCCAGATCAACAGCGTTGTGCGCCTCCACAAGGTAGTAATTTAGCAAGTGATCACGCAAATGCGTGGCAATCGGATACATGTATGTCCGAGCAATTACAGGATTGCTGCCAAACATTGGCGACTTGAGAAACGCCATGTGCGTCATAATGTGCGCTACGTGATCCTGAGTCGGCAGAACGTATATCGGCCGCCCCATGGTTGCTGCGATATTCTCCGACACCGGATCCATGTTTTCGCTGCCAGGCTTTGGCTGCAAAACATCAGCGTCCGGCACCTTCATATCGCGCAGAAACCGCTCTTCAACCTTCCTGGCGTCATACATCTGCGGCAGCTCTTTAGCCCGCTGCAAGATTGCCTGCGTCTGAGCAAACCGCTGCGTGTCGCTAAAAATAGCCGGGTCGCTGATCGGAATAACGTCTAGCGGTCCGTCAAAATCAGCCGGCTTAATATCAAGGCCAGACTCCTGAGCCTTGATGTCCTCTTCCGTCAGGTAAGCCGAGTTAATCCGGTGCAGAATCTTTAGGCACCGCGCCATCGAGTTGTGCAAACGAGAATGGATGCTGCTGAATACAACCATCCCCTGCTCAATCAGCGCCATCGTGGTGCCAACAGGCTGCGCCGTGTTTGTATCAGACAACTTCTCAAACGACGTCTGAACAACGCCCTTGCCAGCCTCAACCAGGAAACCAAGCAACTGATACAGAACCGGGCTTGGAGGGTTGAACGGCATAGGCATGGCGATCTTGCGAACATCGTCAACCATCGCGCCGCCCTCAAGCTCGATGATCTCGGTCGGCTGCAAGTTAATCGTCTGCCCGTTTGGCCCACCCTTGAGCTTCAACAGCGTCGGGATGTTCTGAATGTGCGCGGAGTCCAGCAGAGCACGCAACGCCCCTGTTGCCGCACCGCTCAAGCCCCCGATCATGTGTGTAAGGCCAATCGGATAGGCGCCACGCCACGGAACAAACGGGAACTCTACAATCCAATCAAGCTCCCTGCGTCGCTCGTCGTCCGGCTCCCAGTTTCGGTATACGCTCAGAGCCTTGCTGCTGCTTTTATCAACGCTGATAATGTAAGGCTCAACGTCATCGCCAAAATCTAGGCTGGTGTAAATCTCAAAGATGGTGCGAAGACCGTCCTCGTTGTAGCCAAGGTCCTTGCGCCCCTCGATCTTATCGTTGGCCTGCGAACTCTCGCTATACTCCGGGTCGTCAGGCGAGCCAACGTCAATGTCCCGATACATGCCCGACTTAACGCGGCTCTGATACTCCATCTCAGTGATATACTGCACATGGGTCTTGCGCTCGGCAGTGTAGAAATTAGTGGCCGAAAACGGCAGATACACGTCGTCAATGGCAATAAACTCAGCCACAGGGCGGGCATACCTGGCGTTCCACATCAGCTTCAGATACTGGCCGCCGCCAAGCGGAAGCTGCGTGCTTAGCTGCTCAAGCTCGCCCCGGAACTCTGGCATTTGCTCGGTCAACTGCCAATTCATAAACGCCGCCTTGCGTCGGCCCTTCTCAACCTTATCGCTGTCCTGAGTCCCAAGCACCTTGCTCTTAACCGGACCTCCCGTCGGGAAAATCTCCTTCATGAACCGCGCGCTAAAGTCCACACACGCCTCAACAAGCATGGGATGAACAACCTTGTTTGCGCCAGTAAACTGCGCGCCCCCAGGCGCGTCATCGCCTAGACCCGTGCGACGCAACCCCTCCTCATACTGCTTGTCACGCTTCTCACGCGCCTCTTTGTCGCGCTCAATCTTATCCAACAAGTCCGTAACCGCGCCCTTCAACAGGGACTGATCAACCTCTTCAACAATGTTGGCAAAGTGGTCTAGATGAACCTTATCGTCCTTCGCATTCTTCATGCGGATGATCGCGCCACCATCCTCCGTGTCCTCAACATCGTTATCAACGTCCTCCAGCCGAATATTCTCGCCGTCGGCCTGATCGTCATCGTCCAATTTTTCAGGCATAATTGTCCTCGGTGATGCTGGCGGCAATCGCTGCAATTACGGCAGGGTCATAAACTGGGGCGCTATCAACAGAGCCGCCTTGGGCGTAGTCGGTCGGCTCTTCTGCTGGCGCCTGCTTGCCGCCGGCTGCCGCAGCACCACCGCCGATTGCGCCAAGCAGGCCGTAGCGGCGGAGAACTTCAATATCCGCGTCGTCAAACATGACGTAGTTGAGGCGGGGGAGCGGAAGGGAATCGTAATGTTTTTGAGCGTTTTTTTCCAAATCAAACCATCGGGCTCCGCCGGGTGTGCCTGTTTTAACTTCCCAATAAACATTCCCAAAACTATCAGGCGGCATTTTTTTTATTGAGGGATTGGCCATTGTGCGACTGCTGGGGTCTATGTAACGGATGCCGTCAATGCCGGCGTCTTTATACCGGTTCATCATTTTGGCCCCATTAGGCGCAAGATATCGCCCGGCGTCTTGCGGCGTAAAAGTTTGTATTTTTGCAATATCGCCTGATGTGAGCGCTTTTTGCACCCCCTGCGGCTGTTCGCTTAACGGTTTATTCCTATCTAGCAACCGCTCCAGGTTGGTGTTGAGGTTCACCTCGTAAATGTTGGATTTTGCAGATTGAACCCGGTTTAACAGGGAACTTGCTTCGTCAAACGACAAGCCATTCTTTGTGAGGTCGCGCAAAATATTTAACTCGCTTTGCCCATCGCCCAGCATGGTAAGGATTTTGCCCTCGTCTTGATCTAGCCTTACCTTGCCCAATTCGCGCGCTGTAAATTCTCTATCATATTTACCGCCTCGCCCGCTAACTGCCGGGCTGTCAGACACATACAGCCCGGGCCCGTAAACCTGCTCGCCCGCGCCCGTGCCAATCTTGGACATATTAAACTGATCAAACTTGTGCGGCGAACTGTGGAAC